CAAGGCCTCTTAATTCTTCAGCGATTGCCTTGATGTAAGTATAACTATTTACATTTGCACCAGGTTTGAATCTAGCACTTGCACAAATATTTAAATAATCAACAAACAAGATGTCAGGTTTAAATGACTTCTTCAATGCGAGTTCACTCATGAGATTTTTAAAATGACCTGTATGAGCAGAAGCAGTAGGATATTCTTTGATAATTAAAGTGCCAGTAGTTTTACTTTGTAATTTATTAATCTTTGTTTCATACATTTGATATGGCAGTTCTTCAAGATCACTCATGCCTACGTTCAGTAAGTTAGCGTCTATTCTTTCAGCGATACGTTCTTCAGCCATCTCCATAGTAATATACAAAACATTTTTATTCTGTAATAGTATAGATGAAGCAAGGTGAGTCATGAACATAGTTTTACCAACACCAGTGCCTGCAAGACAAATATTCAAAGTCTTACTTGGTATACCGCCTCTGGTAATCTTGTTAAAATATTCTAAGTCTAACTCTAATCTTTCCTCTTTCTTTTTATAAAAATCAAATCGTTCTTTTGTTTCTAGTAAATAATCATGCCCAACTTTCTGATCAAAAGATACAGACAAAGCGTCAGATAATAAATCAGGTAAATATTCTGGAGTATGTTTCTTATCTTTGCCATCTATGATTTGTATGCCAGATAATATCGCATTGTGTATGGCACGATCTTTACAAAACTTTTCTGTTGTTTCAACTAACCATTCTAGGTTTATCTTTTCAGGATTTAATGTGGCGATGATGTCTGTAATCTTTTTATATTCATCTTCGTTGATATCTTTACTATCATTAATCTCAATTGATAGAGCTTCTTTTGTAGGTAGAGCATTGAACTTTGTAATAAATTTATATATCTCTTTGAATAATAATTTTTCTAATCTATCAGAAAAATAATCTTCTTTGATGAAAGGCAAAACCTTTCTACTATATTCTTCATTATGTATTAAGTTTCTAAGCGCTGTTCGTTCAATTCGTTCCATCAAGTTCCTTTTTCTCCTTTAAATGATCATCTATTAATACAACTAATATATCACCTATGTGATCAATAAATTCTTGACTATCTGTATCAGCGTCAATTCTATTTTCAATCACAGTATAATCAAACTTCATTGGCAACATTTCACCAACTTTTTCTGACTCTGGTGCAAAACCAACTTTACCATATTTGTAAACAATATCAGCAAATGGTCCACTAATAAGTTTTATGCCTGTAAAATCTTCACCTTGTTTTTCTACAAAGACATAATCTTCATTATGTTTAGGACTGGTCGTCTGATGTGGTTTCGGATATTTGTTCTTCGCCATACTTAAATTCTTTCTTAGCAGCTTCATCAAGTTTCTGTAAAATATCTTGTGTAAAATATTTTTCAGGTTCATTGTTTATAGTTTTACCAAATGATTTACTACCATCAGGCAACTCTATTCTTGTTGATACTTGTTTGAAAATATTATGTTTCAATGCTAAATCTAATAAACCGTAGTGTCTATCTAAACCTTTATCATAAGTTAAACGAACATCTACAACTTTATTTTCTTTTGTTAATCTTGACTTATAGTTTTTACAATGTATGATATTACCTATTATTTCTGTGCCATCTTTTTCTTTTCTTTTAGAAAGATAGACGATAGAACTAGCCGCATATTTGAGACCAGAACCACCGCCCATTTCTTTTTGAGGGAACATACTACCAACAACATCATAAGTATGGTTAGTGATCACTAGGGGAACTTTTGCCTTGCCTAGTTTTAGTGTTAATACTCTAAAGGCAGCCTTGACTATTTGTGCCCTTGTCATATCTTTAGTTTCTTTACCTGCCTGTGTATCTTCAATCTCTTTGGTTGTAGATAACATACCAAGACTATCTAATACAAGTAACAATGGTTTTCTATCTGCAGGATCTTGAGCGATATACTTATCTAATACTTGTAATGCTTGATGTCTAAACTCTTGAACAGTAGTAACTGGCATGATAACCATACGACTACTATCTATATCTCTTTCTTCAATGATATCTTTGGTAACAGCAGACTCACTTTCAAAAAATATTACACCACCATCTGGGTTTTGATCTAAAAAGTTTTTACACATACCTAATACAAAGAAAGTTTTACCTGTTGCACTTTCACCTGCGATGGCAGTTATCTTGTTTGCTGGTAGGCCTCTATGAATACTACCACCTAACAATGCGTTAAATATGTAAGAACCTGTATCAATAAAATCTGTTACGTCACCTGACGCACCATCTGATACTAAACTAGCATATTCGTTACCAGTTTCTTTTATAATATCTTTTAAAAAATCACTCATTTTTTGTTACCTCAACTTTATATTCTACTCTATGTTTTATTGTTTTGAAGTTACTAGCATATTCTTTTTCACGATACTCACCTCCTTCAATACAATCAGTGTAAATAGAATCTAGTTCCCATTTACCTTTCTTGCCATTGATTGTTCTTCTATATACTACAACTGTCATAACTTATTATACATGAATTATTTATTTTTGTCAAGCAAAGAACTCATCTAAAGTTGCCTTTCTTGAACTTTTAAATAGGTCTGTTTTAGGACCAAAACACCATACGTTTTCTATAAATATCTTGTTCATAAAATCAGCCTTTTCTTTTTCATCTTTGAATAATGTATCTGACTTTGGTCGTTGCATTATTCTCATACCTATTTGACCTATAAATTTATCTTTGAGCCTGTCAACTAACTCATCTCCTGAACGATATCTTTTACCTTTGACTTTTGGATCCATAATATTTACAAACATAAACTTTGATACTTTCATAGTTTTTTCTGCAACTGGCAAATAAAAATCATCACGCCATTTATCATACTCATTGAACTTATGCCATGATTGATCTTCTTCATGGTCACCACCTTTGTTATATTCTTCGGTAGAGAAATATGGTGGACTTGTAAACGCAACATCTATGTCTGGTAGTTTGTGATATGGCAAATCTTCAGCGCCACATCTCCATATGGTCACCTTTTTAGGTTTTGATAGGAGTTTATTATACGAACTTATCTGTTCTTGGTATCTTTGATAAGTGTTCGGATTCGGATCACAACCATAATATTCTTCGGCATCAGAAGCAAAGAAACCTGCAAGTCTATCACCCCAACCACAACTTGTATCTAATACAGTTTTAGCATTTGTAATATCATAGATTGCTTTTGCAACAACTGGTTTAAATTGTGTTGCAATATAAGTGCCTAATCTAAATGCTGATATATAACTCTTGGCACTTAATTCACCACCTATAAGTCTTTCTGTTTCTGTGCCGTCAGTTTCTTTGATAATTTTCTTTTGAACGCCATTGATACCTCGCCATATAGGGCCCATACATCTCCAGATTTCTTTTGCTGTGCCTTCTTCCCAAACTTTTTTAGGTGCGTTAAAGCCATAACTACCACAAGCCAATCTTAAATCTTGCATGAAATAATTACTTACATCATTATAAGTGCTAGGACCATTTATCAAACCAAGACCATATTCACTATATGGATATTTGTAGTCATCATATTTTTCAAAAACTTCTTTTTCAACTTGTTCTTTTGGCATACAAATTTTACTTGTATCAAACTTTTGTAAGTCATAAAAATTATTTCTCATATCATCTTTGCTTATATCTTTGAGTGGAAATACTGGTCTTTCATTGGCAATATATTCAGAAAGTGTTTCTCTAAAAACATCTTTACCATATTCTTCGTTCAGTTTTTCAAACGACTTACTATCTAATATAACAAGTTTATCTTCTCTAGCGGCGGCTATAAGACGGTCATATAGTGATTTATCGTAGTTTTCTAACATATTAAAAGAATCCATCTAGTGTTGCTTGTTTCTCAAAGTTCCAGTTAATCGCATTGACAATAAATCTAAGCGGTTCTAAAAACGATTTATCAAACTGCTCATCATAGTTTACAAACTTATGTAAGTTAAATTCTTTTGGCAAAGTAGATGGGAAAGATATAACTTTTTCTCGTAGTGGATTAGGCTCTTTCAATACGATAAATTTAATCTTATCACCCTCTTGTATTTCTTCATACTTAACTAACTTATTTTTAATTAATAAATGATTATAAAGTAAAGCACCTTTTACATGAATTGGTGTTGACTTTTGATATATGTCTGTTCTTGAACTATATTTTTTTAGATTGTTACACGATCTAGGATATGCG